CTGGCCGCCGCGCTAGAGTTGGCCGCCAATCCGCCGGAAAATCCACCCGAAGAAGCGCCCGAAGTCCGCGCAGCGCGCGAGCTGGCCGAAGCCGAGGAAGCCGCCAAGAACGACCCGTTGCTCAAGGCGTTGTTCGAGGACCGTCCAACTCAGGAACAGATTGACGAGGCCATTGAGAAAGAGGCTGTCATCGAACCTGCCGCCGAGGTTGTCGTCACCGATCGTGAGAAGAACCTTGCCACGCTCAAGGAATGGACTGTCGTCATGCCGGAAACGGCTACGGATGCTGAGATTGCGGCCAAGGTTGCAGAGGGCAAGCCTGCCGCGCCCACCGCGCCCGCCGAGCCGAAGAAGAAAAAGCAGAAGTTCTCTGTCGTCAAGACGCCGGAAATCGTCGAGCCAGTGGAACAGCCACCTGCCGCCGCCGCGCCGCCCGCGCCGCCCGCGCCTGACACCGACGACGCCGCCTACATCCAAACCTTGTCCGAGGAGCAGCAGGACGAGCTTTACGAGGCCGAGGTCGCTGAACGGCTGGAGCCGGTCAAATACAAGGGCATGAAGAAGAAGCTGGTGGACTTCTTCCGCCGGTTCGACAAAGAGGTTCCGGAGATCCAAGCCAAGGAGCCCGGCGTCGTGCTTGAGGAAAACGACCAGTTCAAGGTTCTCGTCAAGGCAAAGCCGGCGCTGGACCACATCACCGTCAAAAAGGTGAACCGCGAGATCGGCTCAGAGAGCGGCGCAAAAAAGGCCACCAGCGCGCTCAAGCCGCAGATGGAGGAAATGCAGGGCACCCAGCGCCGCCTGGAGTTGAAGCCGAAGTTCGAGGCGTTCGTCAAGGACCAGTTCAAGCCCGGAATCAACGTCCTGATTGAATCGGACGAGCAATCACCACTGGCCGAAGCGTTCAAAGTAATCAAGGAAAAGGGTGTGGACGAGGCCAAGAAGGATGGCTACAAGCTCGAGGCCGCGATTTACGATGAGGAAATCAAAATGGCCGGCACGCGCGCGGAGAAGTTTTTGCTGTTCAAAAACAATGCGTTTCCAATGGACCAGGCAAAACCTGATCCGGACATCGTGTTCGTCATGGAGATGGTGGAGAACGAGGGCCGGGCCGTGGCCGACTACGAGGCCAAGCACGGCCGCATCGTGGACAAGGCCCGCAAGTTCCTGCCACGGTCAGAGTTCATTGCCATGCTGCGAACCAATCCGGCCGAGAACGCCACGCTGGACCGGGTGAACTGGAAAACCAAGAGCTTCTGCACCATGACCGACATCGTGATTCTGGACAGTCTTGCTAGAAATGCGAAAATGTCCATTGAAAAGCGCATCAAACACGCCGATGAAACGGCAGAAGCGGCTGGTTATGTTCGGCAAACCAGAAACAAAACTTCACCGGCCACAACTGCACCGAAACCGGCACCTGTCGAAATCAGTCCACCGCGCTCAACTCCTACCGCATCCGTAGGTGCAGGAAAACCAACACCACCGGCACCAGAAGCAGTTCCAGGCATTGACCTTCTGGCCATCAATTATCCGCATCTCAAGCGCCGGTAAGTTTTTCTACCGGCCACAATTCGGAAACGACATTTCCGGCGTTCAGATTTTCCACACTGAACGCCGGATTTTATTTTAATTCTTGCAACCTGTTCTATTTTTGACGGTAACAAAGCGCGAAACGCGCCCACCAAAAAATATGAAATCACTGACAATGCTCTATCGTAAATCGGCCTTGATGCTGAACATACTCCTGTTCATCGCCATCGTCGTTTCCCTGATTCACCCATTCCACTTCCTGACTTGGCTGTTCGCGCCATTGCTGAAAGGCGTTGCGCTTGGCATCACAAACATTCCAACTGGCGCTTCTCAGGCACCGAACACCGCCGCCAACGGGTTCAACGCCACCAACTGTGATCCGCGCTTCTTGGGCTTCGATGACCCGATGAGTTTGACGCGCGTCAATATCACCGGCTGGAACAAGTCCGACA